AACATTTCCACCCTATCATTTGGTTTCTCAACTTCTTTGATGACTTCAACTATTTTTTCCACCTCTTTGATTATTTCAACCGGTGGTTCGTCTAAAGAAATGTCTAAAATAATGTCTAAATTACGTCTAAGTTCGTCTAATTTTTCATCCTTTTTAGACATTTCTTCTTCCAACTGTTTGATTTTTAATAACAGTTCATTTTCACCACTTTTGTCACAAATGTATTCTATTTTTGTGACAATTTTCTCAACCTCCCTTATAACTTCAACGGGTACTTCCACCCGTATTTCCTCAATCTCACCTGTTTTTAAGTCTTTTTCTCCTTCATTAAGTGTTTCCCCCAAAAGGCCAAACTTCTTAATGTCAAAACCTTGTTTGAAACAAAGGTAGATAAAATTGTCTTTATCCTCAATATTGTTTGCATCACAAAATGAAGACACCGACTGCATTATTGTTTTATTAAATATTTTGGAGTCTTTCTGTTCCATTCTCAATATCTTCAAATGATTTTATGGTGAACTTTAAAAATGGTTTTGGATTTGGTAGATCAACATAATCATAACCTTTTGTCACAACATCGTATATACCATATCCGTGTTTACCAATACTTTCACCAATATTTTGTTGTATTGGACTTCCAATCATATAACCTTTACCCGTCTTAAACTTAAATTCTTGTCTTTTATGAATGTCCCCACATAATACGGATTCAAGTCCATTAAACTTTTCTACGTCATAAGCCTCCTCACCAAAATCAAATCCAAGATCCGTTTTCATTCCTTGAATTGGACCGTGAAACAACCCAATTCTTTTTCCTTTAGCATCTGTTAAATCAGGAGGAATATTTCCTTGATACTGTGAATACACACACCAACTAATGTTTTCATCTTCGTAAACACCTCTATCTTTATAGTAAACAATATTATTACTATTTAAAGAATTTATAATCGGAGATAGTGCGTCTAACCTTTCTGTATTATTTACTAAAAAATCATGATTTCCAGGAATTATAATTATTTTACAAATGTTAGAACATTCAGTTAATAACCATGAAACAATATCTATTAGTTCCGGTGTAAGTTGATTTTTAGAATGAACAAGGTCTCCCGTAAATATAATCCTATCAGGTTTTAATTCTTTCCATTGATCAATCGCCGTTTCTAATATTGATCGATACAAATCGTGGTCTTTGAAAAGACGGATGTGTAAGTCAGAAAAGTGTACTAAAGTTTTAATCATTTTTACTTCTATTAAATGGTTCTTTCTTAAAAAAATATCCAGAGATATCAACATACCTTAATAGTTCAATATTACCTTCAACAGTTGTTGTTCCTTTTGATGATTTAAGCATTGCAATTTTGTACCCAAAACGGTTCGATAACCATTTAATGAATAATGCGGGGTATCTTTTCATATTTTATATTGTTTTATTTTTATATCTTCAACACACAAAAAAAATTTTGGTTATCTAAGTTTTTTTAAAATATATTTTAAAAATTTGTATCTTAATTTATATATCATATTATTTAATTGTTCGGTTTAACCGTTATTGTATATTTTCTAGTATAACTAGAATCCTCATTTTTTACTAACACACCTAACACAGGTGTAAACCCATTTGGGTCATACATAACTGGCGTAATAACAACATTTATGTTAGAGTTTTCTAATTGGGTTTTAATTTGTTGAGTTATTGACAACTCATTAATTTCTGTAATTAAATATTTATCCTTTAACGGTGGTTTGTAACCATATTCCGTTTCTTGTTTCCGCTTCAACCAATTGTTTGCGGTCAAGTATAAACTTTTATAATTAGTATTCTTTTTAAAATTTTCGATGTTATTTAGAATGTCGTCAATTTGTTGTTTAGAATATTCCAACCTTAATTTATTAAATTCATCGACGCTTAAACTTAAATGTGCGAATGCCCTATATGTATTTTCTTTATTATTCTTGTTTGTTGTTATTTTTTTCATTTTTAATTATTTGTTTGTTTATTCTATTATTTTTTCAACATAAGTTGATGTCTCACCTTCAGTAAATCCTTTTTCAATTAATAATGGTAATGAACCTGGTTTACACCAAGCATATACTGTATACCCACTATAACGAGTTTTAACATATTCCCATCTAGTATCCCATAACTTTCTAAAAATACCTTTTAGTCTATGTTCCTCATGTACCCAAGCATCTAAGAATTTTATTTTATTACTCTCTTCTCGTTCCATATATATGTGTCCCACAATCTCACCATTTAACATGGCAATCCATGTTTCAAGTTGTTGAGCATTACTCTTAAGATGAATAATTTTAATATCTTCAATCATAACTACATTACTATTTTTGGTGGATATCCCAAATCATTATCTATTGGGAATGGATTAATAGGTATTGGTATTGACCTATATGGTTCCGCAATACCAAATTTACTTTCTTCTTTTACTTGACCCATTTTTTCAACAATAGGTAAAATTTCTATGTGTTTGTTTTCAAGTTTACCATAAAGATAACCTTCTAACCAAATATAAAATTCTTTGTGTGTTAACATAATTCTCTACTATAAAGATTTACTAAAATAATTCCTGCAAACTTAAAATCTTTTGCTCTGTTTAATTTTAAACCATACGCCAACGCCACACTATTAAGGTGTGGATATGCTTCAGTTAATGTCATTTTACCAATTTCCATTATTCAAAAATTAAAAATTCTTCATTTACAAATCCACAACTATTACACATATATGTAGGAAACGGAACAATTGTATCTTCGTGACTTCCTGTTAATAATTTAGGTACTTTTTTTAACATACTTACTTCTTTAAAAAACTTTGAACCACACTCTTCACAGATTATAGTTGGTTGTATTCTAAGATCAATTTTAGGTTTTATACTGTTATCTTCTCCCATTTTATAATATAATTTATATTTATTTTAATTGTTGTATTGTCCCAACTTGTGTTGGTGAACCAAACTGGTGTAATTATAGTTTTCATACTCAATAATAGTTTATTTTTATTATTTTGTCAAATACTTTTTCATATCCATTTCAAGAATTGTGTTAATCGTTTTCTTTAAGACTCTATGTTCAACATATTCTCTTTCTTCCGTTAATAAAACAACAATACAACCCATCAATTTAATGTTCTCATATTTCGTACCCTCTAACATCTTCAATAATAACTTACCGTAAAATGGTAATTGAGTGTTGTAGTGACCAAGAGCGTTATCAGGTAAATCTTCAAATGGTTTCTTCATTGGTTTTGTAAACTTATTCTTTTCAAAGTTTTTAGGTTTGTTTGTTTTCCAATCCGTAATTAAAATACCAAGATCACCATTTGTACCAATAATTAACCATACCTTATCGGGTTGTCCTGTATAACCCAATTCAGGGTGACCCAAAACCATTTCCGTATCAAGTAAAATACAATTACGTTCTTTAAGTAAATCAATGTATTGTTTACCCGCAACAACCATAGTATCTCCTTTTACAATCTGTTCGGCATCACATTCATAAATTGGTTGTCTAACTTCTTTACTAATACCAAATTCTTCTAAGGTATGTTTTTCTAATAAGAAGTGAACACGAGAACCCATGTTTGTGGAATATGTTCCAGCGGCAGCCCATTCCTCCAATAATCGTTGTTGTTCATAAGGATCACCATTTGCCTTTCTAAATGAAATTCCTTCAGAATCAAATTCCGTATAGAAATATTTCATTAATTTAGAAACAGAAGGGAAATCATCCCTTAATTTACCACTAACATCCAACATTGTGTATTTGTGAGCATCCTCCTCAAATGTTAATTGAAACTCTTTTTGTTTTTCTGATATGATTTCTCTGATCTCTTCAGATATTTTTTTTAAATCCATGTTTTTTTTGTTTTATTTTACAAAGATAATACTTTTTTTTTATTAATCCCTAATTTTTACAAAAAAATCTTCAATGTTTCCTTTTAAGTCACAAACATCTTGATCCATAGGTAATCTAACAATTTTTATTCTATCATATAGTTCACCCCCATTTAACTCTCGATATAATTTAACCGCATTATTAAAAGCGTCACCATCAAGGGATATAATTATATCTCTTTTAGCTTTATTATATATTTTTTCAAATAAAAGTTCTGACATATGTTTACCTAACATTGGAATTGAGTTGTCCAAGAAAAACCCATCAAAAACCCCTTCGACTAAGTAAATGTCTTTTTCCCAATCTATTAATCTTTCGTTAAATATAATCTTATCTTTTTCTTCCTCAGGGTTTTTATATTTAAATTTACTTTTTGTGTCCCAACTGCGAGCAACATAGTAATTTAATTCCCCATTAATATCATATGATGGGACCACAATACGTCCTATATGACTACCACGATCACAAAAACCAATATTATATTTGGCAATGATCTCATCCGTTATTCCCCTACTTTTTAAATAATTATACGCTTGTCTTCTTACTGGGTATACCGGACTTGACTCGGTAAATAACGTGAATCCTTCAGGAAGTGTTAATTTTTTTGTTCGTTTTTGTCTTGGTTGTACCGTCTCAGGTTTTAAAATATTATATAATTTCTTTAATTTTTTGTTTCCGTACTTATCAAAAAGTTTTCCCAAAGATCCGTGAGTTCCATTAGTGTCCCCACAAGACCAACATTTGTAGACATTATTTATATAGTTAATTTCTAAATTGTGTTTATTTTTATCGTCATCACAAACCGGACAATTAAATGAAATTTGACCACGATTATGGTAATGTAATCCGTGATCCCCTAAAAGTCCCTCTAATAATTCAACAATTGCATCACTTTCTTCCATTGTTATAAAAATATAAACAAAATAAAAGAACATATCAACTACACAAGTTTTTAATAAGTTCTATATTTATAAGATATGCCAACAAATATAACAATTAATAACGTTACGGGAGCACAACCATTTGATATTTATGTTTGTGATTCACCAATTACTACTTGTATTTATGTCGCAACCATTAATACGGTTGACATTCCATATAGTTTTGATATTCCTTTAGTTTATTCTAGTTTAACCGAATTTATTGTTAAGGTGGTTGATAATAATGATTGTGTCGTTACAGATACGTTAAATATATAATATGAGTTGTAGTATAGATATTTGTATAAGTAATACGGGGATATACGATGATACGTATACAATAGATGGTTTATATAATAGTTTAGATTATTATACGGGAGCCACTAATGGTTATTACATTTTTTATTCAACAACAGAAAGTAGATGGTGTTTAGCTGCAAACTTGGGAGATCCTTGTATTTTATTTGGTCCAACAAATTCCGTTAATCCATGTCCTGATTTTTATTCTGGAATTCTTGTTGACGGTTTATGCCCAACCCCAACTCCAACCCCAACCCTAGCTTGTGATATTGATTTTGATGCACTATTTGATTGTGACGTATTTGTAACTCCTACCCCAACACCAACCTCAACACCAACCTCAACTTTAACTCCGACACCAACACCAACTAATGTTTGTGGGGGAGTATCTTTAGATGTTACCGCAAACACATATTCTCCAACACCAACTCCAACACCAACATTAACCCCCACACCTTCATCACCAATTGATAGACCATGTAATTTTGATGGTATTGCCAAATTTAATAGTGTTGATGGGTTTATTGTATGTGCAACTAGTAAGAAATTTGAGGATTGTTTTACAGGTATAGAATACTATACAACACAAACATTATTTGATTCTTTTGGTAATTTATTAGTTGTTGGTGACGTTTATGGTGGAACAATAAACGGAATATCTTCATGTTTTATTTTTCAAACAATTGTAGATAACATAAGTGGTGGAGACAAAGTTGTTATTACTACAGAATATGGTCCTTCTAGTGAAGGTAGTTGTTTAAATTGTTTCCCAATTAGTAATACTCCCACATTAACACCTACTATAACACCAACCCCGACAACACCTTGTTTATGTTTGTCATATAGAATTTCAAACTTTAGTGTTTTAACCACAACAATTAGTTTTTTAGATTGTGATGGTAAAAACATTATGTTAAGACCTGGATCTATGCGTTGGAATAATTGGTTAAATCATGAGGTAATTATTTGTTCTAAAACTATACCTACAATTGGTGTTGGGTCTGCAACTATTATAAATATTGGTGATTGTTGTAATGGTATTTGTGTACAATACTTATTAAGTAATCTTTCAACATCACCCGAAACTTATGTTTATACAAATTTATTAGGTGTTATTATATCTCAAACATTAAATGTGTCTCAAAGTATTATAGTTAATTCATTTTCAACACCATATTCTTTGAGTGGATCAATATCTGTAACAAATACAGGAATTGATTGTTTTCCAACACCAACACCAAATTAAAAATATAAAACAAAAAAATATCGTCTAAAAAGACGATATTTCAAATTATCGTTAAATTAAACGATATTAATCCCAAATTTTTTTACTTTTCATATAGCCTAAAACACACGCATAAGCATCTGTTTGGTCAAAATTTTCTTTCTTTAAAGTATTGTTTTTAGTGTAATGCCATTGTATTTGGGGTTCTTTTTTTGCAACTAAATCCCAAATAATCATTTTTTTGTCTATATCTTTAGGAAGTCCTCCAAATAAAACATGTTTTTTTTTATCATTTTCTTTTACTAATTCAGGAAACGCAAATTTTCTTGAGTTATATGTAGATATGAATTCAGGAACAATACCTATCATATCATAAATTGTTTTACATATTAATGTATTAAATCTTAGTAAAGTTTGAATAGTATAAACATTGTTTGAGTTTAATAATGGTTCTTCAATTATAACACTAACAATCCCTAAATTTTTATATCCTTCCAATTTAGTTTTAAATACTTCAGATTTTAATATTAATTCTAACATTTTATTTTCTTCCGTATCTTTATTTTTTGGTCTCGGGGATACATGAGTTAATTCTAGTAATTCTTGTGATTTAATATCAAAAAGTGCCCAACCTATTGTTTTAGTGGAAATGTCTAACCCTAAGACTTTAGGTGAATTTTTAATTGATGTTCGCATAAACTTATTTTTAATTATAATATAACTATATCGTTGTAAAACTAAAGTTTTTGTTATAAATCAAACTTAACTAAGAATTGTTGAATTCCTTGTCTTAAAACAGGAGATTGTAACTTTGAGACAACTAATACGTCTTTTTTATCATCTAACAACGCTATTTCAGTAATATAAGAATTAGTTCCTGATTTCCAAGTTGGATTTGATGTTTTTTGAAATTCAGTATAATTTAAATTAATCTTATACATCATTTCATATATTGTTGCTTGTATATCAGTTTCAATACCTCCGTAGAAATAATACTCATCTCCAAAATTTAATTTTGGTCCAACATTACCAATAGGGGTTAAATTAATATATTGATTTAAATCATAGAATGGTGCCGAATTATATAACGATTCAGTAACAATAAATGTAGTTCCTGTTAATGCATCTTCAGTAAGATAACCATTAATTGTTTGTCCACTTATAGTATTAGTAAAATCAATTAATTTCCATTTTGAAGAATCTGGTCTTGTCCCTGTAGGTACTTTTTGTGCCAATACTTCAAATTTAGTACCATAAAATCCATTTGGAATATCACATGTAGGACATATTGTTGTAGTTGTCGTAACAATAGGATTAAGTGTTGTAGTTGTTGTTATAGGTCCAAATGTAGTTGTTGTTGTTGTTGGATTATATCCAGGAACAACCAAACATCCAAATTCTCCCCCAAATCTTATTGCAACATTTTTAGATGTGTCAGGAAAACAATCATTATTATTACCCACAATTTTAACATAATAATTAGAATGTAATGAATTTGTAAAACCATAATCATTACTAATTCTATATGTAATATACATAGTTTCATTGTTTCCTGTTAATATACCATTAATTTCTCCCGAGGTAGTATCACAAATATTTGGAGTTATTAAAGAAACTTGTGGTGCAGGTAATGTCCAATTTCTATTTGATTTATAAGATAACGCAGCAACAATTTCTTCATCATCAATAATAATTGTTTGACTATCTGGAAATACTTTACCAATTCGACTTGGCAATCCATTATTGTTTGGGTGTGTATCCCATAAGTGATAATATCTTAATCCAGGATTATTCATATCATTATTTTGATTTGATTCCATATAATGAACTTCAAATAAGTTTTTATCTTCAAAATCAGGCGGATCAACCCAAAAAGTAGATCCAAAACAACATTGTGGATTTTTATGCCACATAATCCATGGTATATATAATTTAAAATTTCTAGCTTGACCTGTTGTATCATTAGGATTAGATGTATCATATGGTTCTAACGCAAATTTTTCACCATAAAAGAAATCAATCGTTTGGTTTGTATAATGAATAATTGCAATTGTTTTTTGTTCTTCAGGTTCAACTTTAATAACCTCATCAAATGAATTATAATAATAAGTGTCAGTAGTTTCAGCACTTAATACTGAATTTACGTAAAATGTCTGTCCTAAGTTTGAATTATACCCAAAATACTCTTTACTACCAATATAATTAACAGATCCAAAATAAGTATAATCTTCATGTTGTGTTGGTAATAATCCGGCAGGATTTTCGGTCCAAGGAATATTCATGTTCCAAATTTTAACGTCAAAATTATCAACATCACATAATGTTTCGTAATTAATAACGTCATCACCCCAATGTGGACTTGGAGTTATACTATCATATAAATCTGTCATACTTTTAGGGTAAACTAAAGCTCTAAAACAACATTCGTCACTTATTAATCCAAAATCTGGTGTTGTTCTATCTAATGTTACTTTATTTTCACAAATTGCAATAATTCTATAAGTTAAAATTGGATAACAACTATATAATGACATCAAACAAACGGGGTCAGGTGGTGCGGGACATTGTCTACTTGGTGTTGGTGTCAAACATTCTGTTTTTGTAAGGGTGGGTGTTGGGGTTGGACTTTCACAATTAATGTAACCACTACTTACTGATGGTGTTGGAGTAGGTGTGGGTGTGGACCCTTGTGATGCCGTTGGTGTTGGTGTTGGTAAATTGGTACATGAACAATTTTCACATCCTAAACCATCAAAATAAATAGTAATAAAATCACCAACCTCGTAACCTCCAAATGAAGATGTGTTACATCCCGAATAAATTAAAGTTATTTCATTAGTACCATTTAATGATAATGGATTTACCAAATAATTAGAAGTTTTAACATAATTATTACTTGTTAACGCACTCCAATTAATTGTACTTGCGGTTGTGTTACCACTAAAAAACCCCCTTAAAGGAGCTCGATTAAACACAGACTCAACAGTTGAGTCCATGTATGGAATTCCGTATGTATTTCCCCCAATATTATCCACATAATATGGGTATTTAACATTTTGTTTATTTGATTGTGGTATTCCGTCACTATTTTGACTTCCAAACGGTGGAGTTAAGACAAAACTATTAACTTGATTATAACTAACAGAAACTTTATCATAAGAAACTTCACTATCCCCTACCTGAAAATAACTTACATTAAAATTTCCTTGTGACATCTTTAACCTGCCAGTATCCGTTATTCTGGTGTTAACAAGTCCTGATGTATTTTTTATTATATATGACATTTTATGTATAAATATTTATTTATTTATTTTTTTATCCCCACACCTAAAGGATTAACTACTCTTACCGTATCGCAATTATTATTTATTTTTACATTATTTAAATAAATGTGGTAGTATCTGTTTGCAATAAAACAATTTGGTGTTGGTAAAACGGGAGATATTGTATCAGTATAAGAACCGTTTATAATAGTTCCTGATGTCATAGATAAATTAATCCAATTATATTGTCTTGTTGTGGAATATTTAAAAGATGCTTGACAAGGAAATGTTTGTGGAAGTGGTAAGAATGGAGTTATTGATTGATTAGTGGCGGTGACGGGTGATCCATTAACATTTAATGTTGCTATGTTGTTATAAGTGGCAGCTGCCGCTGATGGTCCAACGGTAAATGTGTTAGTATGAATTACATCAAAAGTAATCGTTACACCAATTGGTAATAAAGGAGAAACATTTACATTAAACACATTAGTACCAAATATAGTAGAAGCGTAAGACATAGTAACAATATAGTTTATACTTGAAGTTGGGGGAGGTAAAACAACCGTTTGAGTACTTGTAAATCCTGAAGAATCTCTGACATAAACAATATATGATCCTTGACATAAGTTATTATATATTGTTGTAGGTTGATACGTTGATCCTCCGTTGATTGAATACTCATATGGTGGTGTTCCCCCAAAAGGAGTTAATAATATACTTCCATCACAACCACATTCGGGTCTATTAACTCTTATTGTTAAGTTGGGAGTACTAAGTTTAGTACATAATCCTAAATTTGCGGTTATTGATAATATTTGATTAGGTAATGATGTTCCAACCGAATTCCACCCAAATAATGGTGGGGTAGAACTGTTTATATTAATTATTTGTCCCGCCGTCCAACCCGATACTTGCCATTGATTACCATTAAGATTCCATACAATATCTAAACTATTTATAGTATCCTCCCAAGTTGGGTAATCATCAATGTACCCATTATATTGAAATTCATAATATTCAACATAAGATTGTTGTTTATTTCCTCTTATAATTGTAAGACAGATATCTTCGTATATCGGTAAAGGATTAAAAGTTGTTGTACTTGTTGTAATTGGTATTTCAACCCCTAAAACACAAGTGGTATATGCCGTAAAATCCCCGTAATAATCAGTAACGATTGAATCATATTTTCCAACCCCAAGATTACTTAAAGATTGTGAGATAGATCCGTTTTCCCAAATAACCTCATAAGGAGGAGTCCCCCCTGTTATACCTAAAGTAATTAACCCGTCAAAAGAACTTGATGTTAATGGGTCAACTGTAAAACATTCAACACCGAGAGGAAAAATTGTTATAACATCACATTCGTTTTTAGGTTCAATTGGTGGATTTGGTGGTGCAAAAGTTGTTGTTGTTGTAACAATCGGGTTAGTCGTAGTTGTTATTGTACAAGGGGTACATTTACCATTGTTAATAATTTGTATATCTCCCGATAAAACTTTTACTCCTGTTGAGCTACATATAGAAATACCTGTTTGGTAAGGCATATTATATGGTGATTTTTTTCCCTCATCACAACATGGGGTAAATTCAATCTTTGTTTTAACGTTTTGTGAGGATTGATTAGTTACAAAATAATTAGTACAACAACTATTATCTACAACACAGGTATCACAATTATTGTACTCATTAACATTAAACTGAACTAAAGTAACACTTTCAGATCCAACTATACTACAGTCATATGTGGAGGAAAGACCACGTCCAACTAATTCATAACAACCAGATTTATAATTATTAGGATTTGAAGATAGTAAGGCCTCATTAAAATAAATTATAACACCATTTAAATAATTTCCAAAAACTGATGTAGGTGGTCCGTCAAAATAAAAAGAATCATCATTACAACAACTTTGAAAACAATATCTTATTGTTCCTTTTGTAAGTGAGTTAATATATAAGAGTGGGTTTGTAACACTAATATTACCATTAATATAATAAGAAACCCCAGGTGATAAATCAACCACTTTAATAACGTTATTGTCGTCAGTAAACGTAAAGTTATTATAAATTACCGAACCACTATTTATTACTTGATAAACCATTTAAGTTATTTCTTTACTATATAAATAATCAATTTATTGTTTTTTGAATAAATGATTTCATTACTTCAATATATTTTATTGTTGTACTATTAATTTCAATATAATCAAAGTGGGATGGGTTTTCTTTAAGTTTTAAAATAGGGTCAATTGTAATATATTCTCCTTTATAAAATTTATTACTTTTTAAATTATCTGTAACTCCAGCCATATGTAAAATAGGTCTTTCTTCATATACTTTTAAATTATCTGTTGCCCAAGAAAAATTAAGATCATCAACAACTTTAGTATCATAATTTAATAACCATAAATTCCACAATAAAGACCACATTTCTGCCGTCCAAAATTGGATTTCACCAGGACTTATTGGGTGTCTTTTGTGATAACTATGCATTTGTTTATAAAGAGGATAACAATCCAAATATATTTTTTCCCAAAGACTATATGTCATATTTTTCAATAAATATTGACCCCCACCTGAGTTTTCTTGGTTATCTTTAATTATGTCAACGTTTATTCCAACAATATTTGCCATTTCTTTTAATAATTGACCTTTTTCTGATTTTGGGTGTGCTTTTTCATATCTGTTACAACAATCCATTATATAGTTGTATCCGATATAACCAATTGTATCCGATAAATAAGAAATATCATCATTCATTAATTTATTAAAATCGGGTAATACTCTAAAAATAATATCCGCATCATGTAAGAAAAAAGTTTTACCATATTCAGGATATTCAAATAACCATCTTGATATTAAATATGGTTTGATACTTGGGATATAATTTTTACTTATTCTATCATCAATGTAAAAATGTACATTAAACCCGTAATCACATAGTTCTAACGCTCCCTTAGAAGGTTCTGTTTGTCCATTAGTTAATCCAAAAATAACATGAATTTGACAAGGATTGATTCCCTTTTCAATAAAGTTATGAGTATAAAGTTTTATTTGCCAATGAAAATAAGGAACATCAGGTTGAGCGGACACAAAAATAATATCTTCCATATAACTAAAATATAGTATATGTGTAATAAGTCAATATTGTTAATTAATATAAAAACTTATATTACCCACTACATGGATACGATGTTATACACGTTGGACAATCAATAGAAAAAAGAAATGGAGTTGCGGTACCAACTGCGGTACCATTAGTTGTTGAAACTGTAGTCCAACAATTACTATTGTACACTAATAATTGACCCGCAATAGTCCCTAAAGGTAATATTAAAATAATATTTGAAACTAATCCACAACAATCGGAAACTATCCATTTATTTACAAATGTTGGGGTCGGTGTTGGGGTCGGTGTTAAATTTGGGGTATTTGTTTGGGATGGTGTTGGTGTAGGGACATCACATTCAACACAAGAAATATCATAATTTATTATTAAATTAATTACAACTTTTGCATCAGATAACGTATTAAATTTAGTTGGTACACAACTTTTATTGATGTCTTCACAATCATTTACAATAGTTATTTTGTTTTTAACAATGTCTATATCAACTTCACCAATATCCGGATAAGATAATAACATTAATTTTATTATATTAATCCATTCAATATCTGTTGGGTAATCATAAAGTCCTATTGAGGTATAAAATAAGTTTTGTTTTATCACCCCATTTACACTTGTTTCAATAATAAATTCCGCACCATTAATTACACACCCTAAATCATTGTATGTTAAATCAAAAAATCCCTCACTATACATTTGTCCTATTCCTCTCATACCATCAATTCCAGTATTAACAAAATTAGTGTCACTTATATTGTAAACTTGATAATCACCTAAAAGTATAGTTCCCGATAAAACAATTGATTTAGTATGTGTACATCCAGAACTATCAACAACTTGTAATGTATATGTTCCCGCACTTAAATTAGTTACTGTTGATCCAGTTTGTGAGTTTACATTTGAACTCCAATTATAAGTAAAAGGTGGAGAACCACTACTTAAAAAAGAACTTATTTCACCATCATTTCCATTAACAGGTTGTATTGCAAATAAATTAAAAAATACGGAATTTGATGGTCCAACATATGCTGTTGTTGTTTGTGAACAACCATTTGCATCGGTAACGGTAACATTATAAAACCCAAAAGGTAAATTATTATAAAAATTAATTGGAGATATTGCGTATCCAGTAATTTGATAAGTATATGGTAATGTACCCCCACTAGTTGTTAATATCTGTAAGGTACCATTATTTAATCCACATGTGGTATTAGTTGTAACCGCAGTTATTGTAAACAAATTAACATTTGTAACTGTTGTGGTTCCAGTATAAACACATCCTGAATTATTATCAATCAAAATTGTATATGTGTCTGATTGTAAATTATTAAAAGTTGTGTTAGTACCAACAGTTGTTGTATTAACCGTATTTCCGGAAGAATTCAGTAACGTATAGGTAAATGTTCCCGTAGGGGATCCAGTATTAACAACTATTGTTATTGCCCCATTATTACCACAATTAGAATTTGTTGTGGTAATTGATGAAATAGTAAATCCATTGGGTGTTGTTAACGAAGTTGATTGAGTATCACTACATAACCCAGCATCTTTAACAGTAACGGTTAAAATACCTGAAGGTAAATTTTGAAATGTGTATGTGTTTGAGAATGTAACTATTGTATCCCCATTAGATCCAGAAAAAAAGAATGGTGCTGTCCCCCCAGTAACAGTGACTTCAACCACACCATCACTATTAAAACAAGTACTTCCTGTTGTTAAAAAAGAAGATATTCCAATTGGCGGAACATTATTAACCGAAATACTATCGGAAACGGAACATCCATTTGAATCTGTTACGGTAACAGTGTAATATCCAACCGTTAATCCAGTTGCTGTAGACCCTGTTTGTCCATCATTCCAAATATATGTATAAGGACCAACTCCTGTTTGTCCAGTAACAAATATTTTTCCCGAACCAAAAGCAACATTACAACTTGCATCGTCAACAACATAAAACCCGTAAGAAAAAGTTGTTGATGATAAAATTGGTACGCTCGAACTTACTCCATTACACCCTGCACCATCATCACCAACAATATAATAAGTTCCTCCCGATAAATTTGAAAAGGTTATTCCACTAGTTGGAGTTGACCCACTATTTATATACCCGTTTGTTGTTTCATAAAGCAATGCAGATCCAACCCCATAAAAAGGGTTAAACCCAAATGTTATTTCTCCATCATCATTACCACAAGTTGTATTTATTACATTTTCAACACTTATAGATGTTCCCGATGATATTGGTATGTTTAAGTATATTGTATCAAAAGTTGGATTTATACACGAATCTTGGATTGCCAAACTATATGTACCGGCAGACATTCCACTAAAATAATAAGTTGTTGTGGATGCAGATGTTGGTAATAAACCTGTTGAGGAAATTTCATATACAGTGTAGGGTGAAGTACCACCAGTTATCTCAATGTAAATTTCTCCAACATTAGTATTAGTACAATCACCAGAGATATAAAGATTATATATTATTTGTCCACAACTCATGGGTTACATAGGATAGTAAAGTTTATTCCCACATTCAATTCAAAATTTTGGGTGGTATTCAATGGTAAACAGTTATTATTGTATATTGTTATAGTTTGATCATCAGTATTAATAGTATAAGATAAACCATAATCAAGTAAATTAGTTAATGAGTCATATAAACTGTCAACCCAATTATTTGCTGTTGGAGTACTTAAAGTTGGGTTTGAGAATCCAACCCCATTAAAAAATGGGTATATAATTATTGGTGAACCATCAATTCTAATATCGATATACCAATCAGACTCTAATGTATTTAATAAACAATCATTATTAATATCCAAATTATTATCATTCCCATATGTGGTTAATGAACTACCCAATAATGCTCCAAATGAAGTTATTGTTGGATTTGTGTCCCAAGGGTATAGACCAATAACAGTTTGTTGTATAGGACAATCATATGAAAATATTTGTGTTATTAATTTACAAGGTTTACAAGGTACTGGTATAATTTCACAACCCCTTTGTCTTCTCCACACAAATTTTTGTCTATGAAAAATTGAGTTTTCATATTTTACTCCCGTATTCCATATTGTAGTTGCTGGTATCATTTGTTCAACTAATCTTATCCAATAATCTCCCATACCATTAACATAGTCAATCATTGTTTGATAGTTAAAATTATCATTAGGAATATTTATTGCCATTCCAGATTCCAAATATTTCCAATAAATTGAAGATAGTGTTGGATATCCACTTGTCTTTCCATCGGTATTAAATTGTCTGTTTCTTACATTTATCATATTTTTCCAAAAAGTTTGGGCAAATTCAAAAAATGTTTTTTCTTTTGGTTTTGGTATAATTTGGGTCCAATCAATACCCCCTCTACTTGGATATTCAACATTTGGGTATGGATTACAATATGTTGGATCTATATAACTTAACCCTTGTTCTGGAATTGGGTAATTATATTTTCTAGACATTGTCCACACATCATACACCAATCCTTGTGATGGATTCATAAATAAATCAACATTTTTAACATTTATAACTAATCTATCGTCAGATACCTTATAATAAGCATTAAAGTTACCATCAAAGTTTTTTCTTAAAAATTTTTCATTATTTATCCAACTTTTTTTATTGTCAACCGTTTTTTTAAGATTAAATCCTAAATTCATGTATGGAAAACTACGATATCTTTCTAAATATTCTTGCCCATAATTAAATGGTAATAATTTTGTTTGATAATTAGGGTTGGATCCAGTAAATACACTATTTGTTAAATCAACTTTTTCGGGCATTCTGTGTTGTGGTGTTGATTCAAACCAACCTCCCCCAATTTGAAAGAAATATGTGTCGTTTGGAACTGGCATACTTGGAAAACCGTAACTATCAATAGGGTAATCATTGTTCGTTAAACTAATATCTTGAGTGATTGTGGTTGTTGTAAATCCAGTATATTGTACCCCCATAATTGAAAACAAGTCATTTGTGTCCAAAACAGGTAATTCCTGTGAGTATGTTCCACCAGATATTTGAGCGTACTGAATATCAAATTGTCTCAAATTTATTTTTTGATCGGCAAGGTAAATATATTCGTTAAATTCTGTTAACGCTTCAGGAGCCCCAACCATTCTTAATAATATTTCAATTGATTTTCTTGTTCCTTTAGATTTAAATAAAAAAGCGGAATTTAAAATTAAATTTCTGAAATATTGATAATTTAACTCTTCAGGTGTTTGACCTATTGGTAAACCCGTAAATGAATTACTCCCGTTACTAAAAACTGAACTTAATAATTGATCGTTTGTTATTTGAGAGATGTTTGTATTCCACCCAAGTGTTTGTGCCAAATTTTTAAGTAATTGTGATGGAATATCATTTTTAATATTGTAATTAACAGAATTCATGTTAGCAAGAGCCGTAATAAATTTTCTTGTTTCGTCAAAACTTCTACCGTATATCTGTAATACTTTTTGTATTTTTTGGTCTGAAGTATCAAATTCTTTTATAGCATCAGCAGTTAAAAATCTTGTTATTAAGTTTGTTTTATATAAATCAATACTTTCCGATAAAGAATTTAATTTTGTTAAATAATTTGTAAATTTGGGGGTTATAATATCTAAATTCCACGATCCATTTAACGGAAATATTGCAACTTCTTGTGTATAATAAAATTGTCCGTCATCATTTTCTTTTGGTATGTTAAAATATGAACTATATATTGGAACCATATTTCTATTCAACAAAAAGTTTTCAACTTGATCTAAATTTTCATTAAATACTTTATTAACGTATAACTGTTTTGGTCTTATTATAAAATTACTATTTGTTGTTGTATTACCAGAAAACGGATCACCATTAACATAAACTTTAAAAACAGTGTCCGTTACTTGTGCGGGAATAAAATCAGATATAGGGTATTCAATATCATTTAAAAACAGTGAATATTTTAAATACTGTGTCGTAAAATTTCTTAAATATGAAACAGATATTTCCCTTAATTCAATATTTCTAGTGGCATTAACAGTATAATCAATACTAAACGGATTTCTAATAACAGATATTGGTATTTCAAAGTATGTTTCATCTTCAACACTATTATAAATAATGTTTTGTGCGGTTAAAGATATAACAAAATTAGTTTGTACATTGTTTATGTCTAATGCTGCAGGAAAATAATTAATAATGTTTGTAACTGAAGTTGACATCCTTTTGGTTAAAGATCCAAACATAGTAAAATTAGTAACTTGACTTAAATCAAAATTGGGATATACTCTAAAATTATCGGCAATTAATTTTTTTGATTCTTCTATATTAGATATATTTAACGTATCTAAAGATATTGGTTCAGAAAACGATCCAATTGAAAATGTCCTATCTTGTTTTTCACTAATGCTTGTTGTAAACTCAAAATTTGCCTGCGTAAAACCTCCACCGTCAACTAGTTGGAACCCAACTAAGTTGTCTGAAAAGGTACCCTGACCACTGGCAGGTTGAGGGGGACATTTATATTTGTTTGTCGCCATTATGAAGTTATATTTGAGAAGTTTTTACTAAAATCAATATTAATACCCCTATCTTGTCTTACCTCATATAATAAGTTATTAAATTGATCTCTAATTTCATAAAGATTGTATTGTTTATAAATATTGTTGTTACTGTCATATATGGTATATATACCATCATCCATAGATTTAGTTTGATTACCATATAACGCAATTGCTAGTGTTGAAATATCGTGTTCAACAATTTCAATTTCAACTGTTGTTGGATTAAAGTATGTGTTAGATATTATTATATTTTGATCCGGTTGTCCAATAAATGGGGTTGCATTTGGTTTATTTGTTGGAGATGACGATGGAGATAAAGTACAAAATATTAAATTTGTTGATGATTCAACATACCTATATCTAATAGACTTTTGACTTGTATTCGTTAAATTTTCAACAACAGGTTCACAATAGAATGATGAGGTTATAATTCTAAAAAAATTAGGAATTTTAGTCCCATCAGAATTTAAATATTCAACCCTAAAACCAACTAAACCTTGATTAATAAATTTATTTTTAAAGTTAGAAGGAACATTATTTATATCAACAACAATACCTTTAACATTGGGTAAAGCGGACAATATTCCACAATCTAAAATTTTAGTTCTTATTTCTGCTGGTCTTATATATAACGTATATATACCAAGTTGATTGAATTGATCTGTGGGTAATTTTAAATTATATAATCCCCCAAGTATTTCAACATTATTATTACCACCAGTAGTTCCGTTATGAAAATATGGTCTCAATATCGCACTCGCATTTAATTTTGTTAATACAAAATTGTCTGTTTCGTCTCTTGATGGTGTATAATTTAAAATTATTTCTACGTCATCAGGGCTTACATCCGAGCTTCTTATTGTTCCGTAATTACCTGTAGCCACAATTATTAGTTTTTAAAATTTGTTTATTGTTTAAATATAAATACTTAAAATCATTGTTTTTCAACATTAAAAAATCCATATCCATATTTTTCTAAATCTCCCACATTATCAACTTCTCCAAGTCTTTCAATACTTTCTAATCCCGAATTTTTACCTCTCTCAATATAGACATCAGTTTGTATTTCTGGTTGGTCAATTACATTAAGTAACGCTTCATTTTTTGTTATTGCAGATAAAATTAAATCGTTTTGTGTAAATCCTGATGAATCAATAATGTATAATGTGGTACCATCATTATAATCATAGTAAAGAATATCATTAATTGTATATGCAGTATATGTGTTTGTCGGATCCGGACCCCAATAAGTTCCAACAGATTCTGATGTTCCGGTAACTTGTATCCCTATTTTAAATTTACCACCATATAAATTATATGTTGGACCATATGATGTTAAATCATTTACATTTGATTGTGTATATCCTGTTATAATAAATGGTACAGTGGTGTAGTTTGAACTTATGTAATCATTTATGTTAGTATTTGAATCGCCAGTAAAAATATAATCATAATTAAATGATGTATTTGCCCAACTACCTCCCGCAGGGGTGAATGTTGCAACTCCATTAGGATTAAAAATAACCACATTAGTAAATGGAACAGTAACAGTTTTTGTTATGATTGATATTCCCCATGGTGATATAGATTTAAGGGTAATTGTGTATGTTTGATTAACAACAGGATAAACATGGGTATATTGAATTGGTGAAGTTACTGTTTGAATTGGGGATCCATCCCCCCAATCAACAGTATAAGTTGATACGGATAAAAACTTTTTGAATTCAGTGTCTGAAGTATTATAGAAGTAAAAAGTATATGGATTACCTGTTGTTGCGGAAAATAAAAAGTTAGTAATAACTTCTTTTTGTATTATTGCTCCGTCAAATATAGAGTAATAACCAATATCTGTAGCCACTTCTGTTAATAGAATTGGTACCGATAGTTGAGTTAATAATGAATATCCATTTGTTCCTCCTGACAATATTTGTGACATACCTGAGTACACACCAGTAAATCCAGTTAATGTTGTTGGGGTTACTGAAGTAATTGAACAACACGGATCAGTAAAATAAGAGTATTCAGTATCACCTAAGTAGGTAATACCAACGATGTCCCTCTTAATATTTTCGGGAGATATTTTAAAATAATATTTTTGTTCTTCCATATTAAGGGTTTACATATTCATACCATTGAATTGGGAATCCGTCTATCCCAACTCTTTGTGTTAAATTTGAAGTTGCGTAAACTTCATAAGTTTTATTTGTGTAATCTAACTTAACTTTATAATAAAAATAATCATTTGGATTAAATGTAAATTTATTTCCAATGTTTGGTTGTGAAGTATTTGTCATTTTAACATAAACCCCCAATCTTGCATCAAAAAATTTAGCTCCCATATAAAAATCAGAAATATTAATATAATCTTGTTTTCTTAACCAATATAAATGAAAACCTTCCTTATCTCCAATAAAATCTAAACTAAACTTTGGTATTTTAATATCAACATTTGATAATAATGAGGATAGTGTTACCGGTTGAGTAAACCCTTGTTGTACAGGTAATATTATTGATAAATAAAGATTTTGAGTTTTTTCATCGGTAGTGTCATATAAATCCAATTTAAAAAATGATTTAGTAAAAGGTTTTTGGTAAAAATAAATTTCGTCCACAGTAAACCCTTCATCTAAATAACTATTATTCCAATTTGTATTATTTATTAACGGCGATGTTATTGGTAAAACATTGTCATAAAAATAAAATTCATAATTTATATTTGTTTTCATTAAATTTAAATTATCAACATATTCATTGTGAGAAAATCTTGAGATCTCAAAATCATTTACCCCCCCAATAACTTCTTTAACCATTTTTTCTTGATATTCATCAATACTATCATCTCTACCAAGAAAATCCCAATTCATTTCTAATGGAATATTTAAATACTGATTATTTTCAGGTAAAACTATTTTATATTTATTCACAATCATCTGTAGTTGGTGGTGCTATTACGTTTATGTTCTGAACTCCAACATTACTTCCTTCAGGTATTATTCTAAAAATCGTATTTACAAAGGGATAATGTTTACCATTTATAAATGGATAATCAACCCCCACTCCATCATTATCAATAAAACCATACGGATATAAATCTCTCCATCTAAAACTATTTGATAAATTGGAGTAAAATGAATAGTCAGGAATGTTAGTTACCTTTAATGGATCACCCTCTTCAACATATGATGAATATTTTCTTAAAACAATTGGGTCATGTGGTTTATAAAAATACCCAAATTGATTATTTTGTGGGGCATTAGTATTCAAACTAAAATAAGCTTGATTGTAAGTTATTTTATGGTTGTATTTAGATATTACTCTTTCAGTTTGTTCATAATCATTCCATTCACAATGATCACCATCAATTAAATCTTCAGATTTAAGATTTTCATTGTATAAAAACGGTCCCACTATTGGTGTTGTTAGACTATTATAAGTGTTAGTTAAAATTGAAGTCTCCGATAAAGGATTGGAAACATCCCACCAAGGATTTGGTAGTGAGTTATTTAAATATAAATTAAAATCCCAACCTTCTTTTAACTTTTTTGTCCACCCAAAATACCCTTTCCATATAGTTGTAAAAAATAATTCACTTACTGGTCTATTTTGATTATCCCTTAAAGGGTTAATATCTATATCAACATTAAAGGATAATGAATACGACTGACTTCCTTCTAAAATTGATGTTCTTGAAAGATTGTTTGGTGTTAACACCGCATTTTCAAATTTACTTTTTGCGTTATATATATTTTGTTCAAACCCAGCTTTAACCATTACAGCGTCTTCAGAATTTGTTAATATTTTATGAACCCTAACATAATATTCTGAAGTAGTTTCAATTTCATTACTTTTATTTATTACTCTTTTAAATGTTCCTGTATTTCCGTTATTAAATGTTGTACCAACATAACCAATATTATAAATGTTAAATATAAATTCTTCACTACCAAAACCACCGTCCCCTAAACTATTAATTTGAAATATATTAGTTCCATTGTATGTTAAAGATAATTTTACAAACTCACCAACATTTAACCCATGTTTCATAGGACATCTAAATTCAATGTTTGGTCCAAAATTATTATTACCAACATTAATTATAAATGGAATTCCATCTGAAACCATCCAAACCCAACTTGCTGTTGTTTCTGTATCAATAGCATACATTTGTTTAGTATAGTTATTTTTATATCCATAACTAACATAATGTGTCCAATTATATGTACTAGCACTTTTATTCACAAAATTAATATGGTTATTTGGGGGTAAAGTATATCCACCAACATTATTATCCGTTCTAATAAAATCAAATTCAAAGTATTGTGGAAGACCGTCCCAAGGAACATTTGGTACGGGAATTGCCGGTGGTTGGTTTCCTCCAGGAAATGTTAATAAAGTATTTTCAATAGAGTTAGTATAATATAAATTGTTTTTAAATGGGTCGTAATTTGTTGATCCTGTATACTCATTTTTAAAAATAATAGAATATTTTGTTACAGGTCTAAAAATTGTACTTGATTCTCTTTCATCAATAAAAACTTGTTGTAAACCTAAATCTACATTTCTATCAAATTCAATAATTTCTTTTTCATTTTGATTTAAATCAACATTTACCGATAATACGGAATTTGGTGAAGATTTATATCTTAACGAACCTAAAACTATTTTTGTTGTATCATTTACTCCCATTATATCTCAGTAAAATTAACATATTTTTTTATAAATCTATTCATCGCAGTTTTTCCGTTATTTAAACCAAAATAAAAGTGACTAGGTGCTCCAACCAAATAAAGATTACCGTTTACCGCAAGGGGTTGACCAGGTATTATTGGTGACGGAAGTCCTGTTGACGCATTAAAATTAGTTATAAACCCTTGGGGTAATAGTGGTAAAGAATTTCCAGGTATTAATGAAGGTGTTGAAAAATAAGGATCAACACTATAATCTAAATCTTGATATCCTTTCTTAAAAAATCCAACCCCCCCACTTTGATTGGGGTTTGTCCACCAATTATTAGATTCCGACCCAAAAATTACACTAGATGGTTGTAAAATCCATTTATAATGGGGTACTTCTTGAGTTTTTGGATAACCATAAGCATCTTGTAATAAAGGTGAAATGTTATAAATTTCAATACCAGGTGTTAATTGTCTTCTGTAATAATATTCAATTGTGGATGATCTATAAAATACACCAAAAACAGGTTTACTTGGTGAAGGAGACTGTCCATCATCACCAATAAATATGTCCAAATTACCATAATTTTCATCAATAAATGAATTAATTTTATGTTCTGAATTAATAGATAATGATTGAGCAAAATCACCATCAATTCTATCTCCGCCACGACTGCTATTAAAAAACTGAATAATCCCCTTACCCTCACTATCATTTCCACCAACACTAACAGGTATTAATGCTTGTCTAAAATTAGCGTTTAGTATTCTTGATAAAAACCCTATTTGTATAATATCACCATTTTCATTATAACTTGTTGATCTGAACTGTTCGGCCATATACCCTTTAAAATTAGGGTCATTACAAATTTCACTTATATATGAATCTCTTGGCCCCATATCTAATATTGTGGTTGGGAACATTATATTTTTATCATTATACCCTGGTTTAAAATTTAATGTTAACCAATTTGGTGGTTGTGGTATTTCTTTTCCAATAAATTCTTGATTGCTATCACTCCAAGGAGAACTTCTATAATAGAAATTATTACTGTTATTATTATAAACAACAATATCTTTACAATATACATAATTAGGTGTTGTTATATTAGTAAGGTTGCTTGTTGGATATATTGATCTTTTGTTAAAAGTTGGCATGTATAATGTACCATTTATCCAATTATTTTGAAAAGTTTGAGCGAAAACTCCTCTACACAGAGCAAATACTAATGTAAATCTTGTTTTCCATTCCATAAACAATCTACGATCGTCTCTAAAAGCATTTCTTATTAAATAATAATGTTTATCATGATCACTATTATCTTTATTTAATAAACAATAACAACCTTTAGTTACTCTATTTTCAGGAATAGAACATTGGTTAGCGGGGATTACCCCCACATTAGTACCACTACCCGAATAACAATCTAAAGCAACCAATCCATCACAAGTAAGTGTTTGAGTTAATCCAGTATTACCACTATATTGATCTAAAAATTCAGAAACATCATAAATACTAGCAAAATTACTTGTGTTTTGACCACCAACACCGTCAGCTTTATAATAACAGAACTTATTGTTTTGGTGTAAAGCGTATCCAGTACCATTTCCAGGTGCAGGATCAATACAAGTGGATGTAGGTAATCTATCACTTCTCATAACAATTCTATTTGAATTATTAAAATTAACACCTAACAAGGAAAGGTCCTTAAAATAAGCTGGAGAATATAACGCAAAATGATCGGTTAGATTATTAGTTGGCCAACCATAGTCTGTCTTATTCGACACTTGGTTATAAAAAGCTCCATTTAAAGAGTACGAATAATTAAAAGACGCAGCAATAAAAGGACCTCCACCTATATAGTCTGTTTGATTTCTAGGTAAAGTATAATTACTAATTGGTGATAATAAATAAGGATTTATAGCTAAAGCTTGTTTTGGTTGGAAATATGTTAATGGAGCATATGGGTTTGATGATAGCTCATCTGTTGATAAATAGTAATATGGTAATGTAGACGTGAAACCTGTATAATTACTAGGAGTTATTGTAAAAGTAAATGAAGGGAAATATAAATTGGTGAACGTATTTGTTGGTGTATTATGTGTCAATGGTGTTTGACCAACAGGTTTTATTGGTTGATTTAAATAATATTTACCTCTTATTTTTAAATTTGCTTGTGGTGTTGTATATCCTAATATTTTTGATATATCATATTCTATTGTTTGTTTTTCGGTATGTGGATCAACACCTCTAACAAACATTAATACCTCATAATTTGCCGAATTAGATAATGAAGCAAGACAATCAAAATTATTTGCCTGTATCGAAGGTATTCCATTATCATTATTATAGGTTTGTCCGTTAACAAAAGTTGGTGGGGTAATAGGACTGGAGTTACTAAAACTATTAAATATGTATGGAGGAAACGGTAGGAAATAAGTTAAATCACAAGGATCAGCAATAACATATTGAATTTCGTGTCTTAAATATTTTTTTGGAAATAAATTTATATTTGTAGTACTATCTAATAAATTAAAATTAGAAACAGAAATTCCTGTTATTACTTGAAAATACTCCACATCTGTTGGATATTTTAAATAATCATCTTTATTTATATCAGTTATTGTGTCACCAGTTTGAAGTATGTTGATAGTTGAAAAAAGTGGCATACTTGGGTTGGTTGGGTTAGCATATGTAATAGTGTTTGAAATTGGAACAACATTAGATGTAATATTTGGTGCCGCAGATAATGTTGTTGTTCCTGTTACCGAGTTATTACCAAATATATTTAGTGTTGCACCAGTTAAATTTATGTTTCTTGGTATTAGTTGTCCATTTTTAAAGAGAGGACTCTGAAATGTCACAAGTTCTCCTATTCCTAAAGTTTGTGCTGTTCCGGCATTTGCTAAAACAACAATAATTTGATCTGTAAATGATTGTTGAGGCCCTAAATTATATGGGGCAACACTCAACTGAGGGTTTACCGTAGTGGTTATTATATTTGGTCCTCCACCGGGACCAGTAGTATTAAAATATTTATCTCTAGTGTTAAACTCATTTAATTTTTGTGGGTAGGTTTCTTTTGTTGGATATCCAAACCATCTTTCATCAGGTCCACCACTTTTTTCAGCGGCAAATAAGAATGGTTGTGGTGCGTGGTATTTATGAAAATCCAAAGTTCCTGGTGTTATTATATCAGTACCTGAAAATAATCTTCTAAAATCAATTACCGCATTTATAACAACATCACCATCTATCTGTTGATCAACAACTCTATTTATTAATGATTTATATTGACACTGTCCCAAACCCAATCCAATACTTGTTGGACAATAAAAATATCCCTTAGAATTTGCATCCGCGTCTTCCTCTGGATAGTTTTCAAAATTTGGGTGCATTACGTTATATGACCCCGATAAATTTATAGGAGCAATAAATGATGTTGACTGCGCATATTCTAAACCAGAATCATCTAACCCACTTTGTTGTGCCGCAATATCAGCATTAACAGAGTTGGCATCAATATCATCATCAATTTCTGCGTTTCCGCAATCACAATCACAACTTGTACATTCTGGATAAGACATCATTGGTAATCCAAGTCTTGGGAAATCCGTTATTTTTATTAAATAAATTATGGTAAACGCAACAAAAGATAAAGATAAGGCTAGTTTAAAAAGAAGTTTTGCATAATACAAAGCAATTTGTAATATGTCACCTGCACTAAATACAGGTCCTCCAGGAACAGAAACAGTGGAAGTCGATGAAATAATCCAATTTGTTAATTGAATCCCATCTGATATCGCTTCATAAGCAAAATAAAGTCCTAAAACAATTAATAAATATTTTAAAACAGGCCAAATAAATGCAATAAAATGCATCAACCATAATATGATTATAAGTGGTATTGCTAATATATTAAGTATTATATTAAACGCAAAAAATAAAGGGTCAAAATTTTTAATTATATCATTAACTGGAAATGTGTTAGTTGTAGACTTACAACTTCTGTCGTCAATTTCTTTAATCCCTAAATGTCTTGCTCTGCCAGCTCCTCTTTTATACCTATCCAAAAACATTGAGGTGGTATAAACTTTATTATAATTAAATTCATAAAACTTATCTTCACAGTCTATCGCCTCTTGTATCATTTGTTGACCTGTGGTAGTCGTATTATCACCATAATCATTCCAGTCCACACTAAAAGCATAAGATCTTAAAGCATCAAAAGTTGGTTGTTGATAAAACGTATAATTAAATTGGGTTAGAGTGCCGGGATTTATAGGAACAACATTTATTGTTAAAATTGTAGGAATAACGGTAATTGGAATACTTTCTAAATCACCAAAATATAGGACACCATTTAATAAAATTGTAAAACTTTCAACGTTAATTTTATTATCTAAAGCTAATCCACCTGTTGATGTGTTATTTAGAGGATATGTAAAAGTAACCGTACCATTTGGTATTATAATTGTATGTAATGTAGTTGGGTAATTTATCAATGGGTCAATTGATGGCGTTATCCATCCGTGTTCTTTAATATTTGGAACAAGAAAATGTCCTCTTTGAAATGGGTTTTGTAAACCTTGTTCATTTTGCCATTTAAATTTAAATCTATATTTTCCTTTTGTTGGTAGACCTTTATTAGGATCATTAGATAAAACTTGTTCCCCAAATTCATTGGTTATAATATAATTTAAATTCATTGGAACATTTACTAAAAATGTACCGTCTGAATCAATAACCTTACCACCTTCAACTAACGCATAAGGTTCAAGAATTGGTCGACCAAGTTGGTCAACTCCAATAGTTTGCCTAATTGTTACTATTTCTCCAGGACCTGAAACTAATTCACATAAATTTCCTGTATTATTTCTTGGTGTACAACTAACTCTAACCGCATCATCGTTTGTAGTCGAAATTAATGACCCCATAAATACTGCTGTTGGTTGTATATTAATATTTAGATTTGCCGTCAAATCAAAGTCAGATCTAGTTATTCCTAATAAACAAATTTCAGGTTCACCCCATAATGGTGATACCTCAATAATTTTATTTAAACTAACAATTTGCGGTAATTCATTTAAATTTGTTGATGTTTTAAATCTAGAACCATTAACTTGTGACTCTACCGCAACACCAATGTCTATTAAATCTTGTGGTGATAACGAAAAACATCCAATATCAGATAAATCAACGTCCATTAATATTGTTTGAGTACCTGTTGGTACTCCAAATATCATGTAATCACCACTTTCATTTGTTCTTACTGAAAATTTATAGTATTTATCGTATACCTCAACATATGATTGATCTGTAAGAATTTCATTTTTTGTTGGGAAATTTCCCGTTGATGAGTGTCCATTATATGACGGTTCTTTTGGTAATAAGTTATATCTATATCCATCTTCATTTATGTCAGAAATTGTTTTATAAGGATATAATTCAGAAATTATTGGATTTTCTAAATCTAAATCACTAATAGGAATAAAAACAGATACTCTAGCGTTTGGAACTCCAAATCCATTATTAACAATAACTCTACCAACAACTACCCCATAATCGGAGCACATTCTATTATAGATTTCGCCTTGATTTATTTTTAAAGATAATATCTCTAAAAACTCAAAGTCCTGTTCTAATTGAATGTTGATAGTTTTTTCACTACCAGGAGTAGTTCGTATTCTATATGATTTTGGCATTAATTACTCTTTTTTGATAAATAGTTTATTTCCTATTTTCAAAAAATAATTCTTTTATTCAAAAAATAAATTATCAAGAGAAATTAATTGTTTTTAAATTAAGAACATTAACGGTAATGTCTTTGTTTGGATACCTAATTTGATATATTTGAGTTGGTTCTGCAAATATTGTATCGGCAATTAATTTAATCATTTTTGTTGATGGGTCTTCATACGCCTGTGAAGTTTGGGAAGATGAATATTGTCCCCCAACTTTATTATAAATGAATATTCCTGAAACAGAAATAATACCATTTTCACTCTGTATTAATCTTCTAATTTCAGAAACATAAACATTTTGACCTAACCCCCTAACAGTTGGACTAAAATATTGTGTAACAATATTAATAATTTTAGCAACAACTGACCCTTGATTTTGACTTGAGTCTAAAACAACATCTACATCAACACTTAAATCTATTACATTAGCTGTCTCAACGGATATGTAATCGTTTATCATCCTATAATTTGATAGATAGTTTGCAACATTACTTTTAAGTGTGTTAGAAATAACTTCTGTTAGATTACCATTAGTGTCGTAGGATAACATTTTAATTTTTATTTTATTATTTTCTTCAACAATAGATACTTTACCCGGTGCACCGAATTGAGACGGCATAGTTCTTAATACCGATTCATAATCATTTATTGTAACCGCTCTGTTTTGTGCGGAAAAATTATAAGATACATATTGTCTTACTTCCTCAGTTGTTGGTGGATTAGCTCCCCCAATTGCTGCGGTAACATTATTAACTCTAAGTGAATTAACTACCGTTGAGTTAATTGATTCTGAGGGTCCGTTAACAAAAAACGAAACTGTTCCAATCTGTGTAATAATGTTAACACCTAAATTGGTTGATTGTCCTCCCCCAACACGATATTGTATAAATAATGTTGAATTTGGCTTTAATGCACTACCTAAAGCTAAATTATTAACATATTTGTTAAGATCAAATCCAACACCGTCTCTTGCAAATTCTCTCAATTGTTCATCAGCTGAAACATTTCCACCACCAAAAGTCATTTTAGTATAACCTTCTGGGGTATACTCACTAATAAATTTAGTATTTGTAACAATGTATTTACCAACTTTAATTCCAGGTTGATCTGATGGTTTTGTCGGGTCTTCAACAAAAACTCTGTCTTCCGCCAATGCCTTTACTTCATACCATCTATTTAATAACGATATAAATTCTTGTGTCTCCGGTGGAGAAGTATATTGTGTCCCGTCTTTAAGTAAGACACTGGTTATACCTAAAACATTTTTTTCAGGTAAAAATAATTCAAAAAATGGTTTTACATCATTTGGTGTAATAACTCTTTTAAAAACTTTTGTTATACCATTAACAATAACCTCTCTTTTTGTTATTGTATAATTAGTAATATTATTATTTGCATCAAAATTTGGAATTTTTAGTCTGTTTGGTGATCCTTCGGCATTTGTTGGTGATGAAAAATCAATATCATATACTGTTTCAAATGGTTGTCCGGCCCCATTAACCTGTGACCCTCTTCTTAAAACTCCACAATATCTTAAATCTTCTCTATCCCCAAAAGCCGGAACTGTTATTGAAAAGTCTACTAATGCAACCGAAGGTCTTGATCCAGGTATTTTTAAACCATAAGTTTTGGCAATATTATAAATAGATGACTTTTGTTGTGCGTATTGTAATACTGTTTCTTGTATACTTCTATCAATCTGAAATTGTAAGTTATCAGTTACCGCAGCGTTTAAATCTAATAATACCGAAAATACTCCCGCATCATTAAAATTTTGTACTAAGTCGGGATAATAAGATCTTGTAAAGTTTATTAATTCAGTTCTTATTCCTGCGAAGTCTCTAGTTGTGTAAGATATTTTTTTATTTGCCATATACTATTAAATATTAATAATTAAAAAATCACTTGAATTAAATGCATTATTAGTATTTTTGTAATCAATTCTAACTTTTGCGGTATGTTCTAACTGTGATATATTTGGTACCGTAAATTCTTTTTCCCCATATTGATTTACATATGTTCCTTGATTTTGGTCTTCTTTTGATGCATCTGTTATCTTAATGTTTGTTATTAAGATCCCTGGCATATATTTACTAACAGAATCCCTTATTTCATTTTCAATTTCACTAAATGTTGGTCCGTCTAAAGGTTCAAAAAGATATTCGTATAATCTAGATCCAAAATCGGGTAAAAAGTATCTTGTTCCTTTTTTACTTAATAATAAGTGTACAAGATTACTTCTTATTTCTTCATCACTATCATTAGAGGTATCTAAATATCTACCAACGAACGAATCCCTAAACGGGAAAGTTAAACCATATGTTATTCCATTTGCCATATCTAATAAATATAAGGTTAAGAATTTTTGATTAAATAGATATAAAATAAAAAATCACGACTTTTGCCGTGATTTATTTAAATAGTGATTTATTTTAAGATGAACAACCAAAACATTCAAACTCTGAACTATCCGGTTTTAATGGTAAACCTTCATTTACATGTTCAAATTTTGGTACTTCTGAGTTAAAATTTATTTTTTCTTTTTTACTTGTGTCCAACGCCAAATGTTTAGCTCCCGTTGAGATTGCTTTTGTTCTTACATAATAACAAAGGGTTTTTAAACCTTTTTCCCAAGAATGGAAATGTGATGAGGTAATTTTAGATAACGTGGGACTTGACATATAAATGTTCATTGATTGTGATTGATCAATAAACGGAGCTCTATCCGCCGCCATATTAATTAATTCTTTTTGGGATATTTCCCAAATTGTTTTGTATTTAGGTATTAAATGTTCAATTCTTTTAACTTTTTTATTATAATTTTTGTCATCAGGATCTAAATAGTTATTAAAATTAATATTTTTAATTGATCCTTCATTCATAATAATTTCATTTTTTAAATCTTCAGACCATATCCCAATTTTTTCAAAATCAGTAATTAAGTATTTGTTTACAATCATTATTTCACCACCAACAACTCGTCGATTAAATAATGCCGAATGTGCGGGTTCTGTCATTTCAAATGAACCTGTAATCTTAGCTGAAGACGCTACAGGCATTTGTGCGGTAAATAATGAATTACATACACCATACTGTTTTACATCATCTTTTAATGTGTTCCAATCCCAATATCCTGATAAATTATCATCAGTTAATCCCCACATGTCAAATTGAAATATTCTTTTCGACATTGGTGATCCTTTAAAGAATTTATATGGCTTATATTTATTTTTTTTACATAAATCATTACTCTCGTATATTGCACCATAATATATCGTTTCAAAGATTTGTTTGTTTAATAATTTTGCCTCTTCTTCAGTAAAAATCAAATCAAGTAAATAAAAAACATCTGCCAAACCTTGTGTTCCAATAGCAATTGATCTTTGTTCTAACCCCCCTTTTAATCCTTTTTTAGTTGAGTAACTATTTATATCAATAACTTTGTTTAAAGTTCTCACAACTTTTCTAACTTCATTAAATAATAATTGAAAATCAAATTTATTTCCAATAATAAAGTTTTTAAGTACAATAGACGATAGGGTACAAATTGCAGTAGTTTCTTCATCCGTATACTGATATATCTCATTACAAAGATTAGATTGTTTAATTACTCCAATATTTTGATGATTAGTTTTTCTGTTTGCATTATCTTTGGAACATAGATAAGGAATTCCAGTTTCAATTTGTGATTCAATTATTTTAGACCATATATCTTGTGCCTTAACTTTCTTACCTAACCCTAAAGAAACAGCTTTATTATAATTTTCTTCATATTCATCACCAAATGATTCTTGTAATGGTTTAATCCCCGCTTTAATTATATCGTTAGGACATAACAAATACCAATCTTCATTATTTTTAACTGATCTCATAAAGTTGTCAGGAATCCAAAGTGCCGTAAATAAATCACGAGCTCTTAATTCTTCAGCACCAGTATTTTTTTTAATTTCCAATAAGTCTATAATATCTTTATGCCAAGGCTCCAAATAAATTGCTGCGGATCCAGGTCTACGACCTTGTTGGTTAAAAAACCTTAATGATTCGTTAACAATTTTTAAATACTTCAACAACCCACCAGAATGTCCACCTGATGTAGATATTCTACTTTCCTTACTTCTAATGTTAGACATAGATAATCCAATTCCTGCAGCATCTGAAGAGTAAGTTGAAATATCGTTTAATGTGTCCAATAATCCTTGTCTTGAATCAGAATTATTATAATGTAAAACACAAGAAGCCAATTGAGGTACTTTTGTACCAGAATTAATCATTATTGGTGTTGCTTTAGAAATAAGTTGATTTGATAATGATTTATAATATTCAATTGCATCTTCAAAAGTATCTGTAACCCATAAGGCAACCCTCATATACATATGCTGTGGTCTTTCAATTACTTTTCCTTGTGGTGTTTTTAGTAAATACATCTCTTGTAATGATCTCCAAGCAAAATAGTCAAAATTATAATCGTTATTATGGTTTATAATTTCATCAATATTTTTTTCTCCGTATTTTTGAATTGTTTCTACTAACACATCATTAATAATTCCATGTGAATGTAACTCTGACATTGTTTCTGAAAAACTTGGGTTAGTTTCTTTATGGTATGAAGAAATTGCAATTGAAGATGCTAATCTTGAGTAATCATGATGACTTCCGGTGTAAGACGCCGCTATCTCATAAATTAATTTATCTAATTCTTTTGTTGTTATATCACCTTCAGTTGGTACTGAAGTGATAACCTTGATAAAAATCTCGTCTGAATTGACACTCAAACCTTTTGCAGATTTTTTAACACGATTGTAAATTTTTTGTGGGTTAAATGTTACATTATCCTCATCTCTTTTTATTATTTTAAGTGACATAGTATTTTTTTAATTTTTAAAAATCTTCTTCAAATGTAATTTTTTCATTTAATTTTGCTTTTTGATATTCCATTGTTCTTGACTCAAAGAAATTACCTTTTGTTTCAACAGCAATTTGTTCCATAAATTTAAATGGTTGGTCAACATTAAATTCTTTATTACAACCAAATTTTACCAAAAGACCATCTACAACAAATTCCAAATATTGTTTCATTAAATTTGAGTTCATTCCAATCAATGAAACTGGTAAGGATTCGGTAATAAATTCTTTTTCAATCTCAAGTGCGGATAATAAAATTTCTTTAATTCTTTTTTCTGATGGTTTATTTTCACAATGGTTATTTAACAAATGAATTGCAAAATCACAATGTAGATTTTCATCTTTAAAAATTAGAGAATTAGCGTTACATAGTCCTTGCATAATTCCTCTTGACTTTAACCAAAAAATAGAACAGAATGAACCTGAAAAGAATATTCCTTCAACTGCCGCAAAAGCAATTAACCTTTCTTGGAAAGATGAATTATCAATCCAGTTTAATGCCCATTTTGCCTTCTTCTGTACCGCAGGTAGTCTATCAATCGCATTAAAACATTCGTCTTTTTCTTTAGTATCACTAATATAGGTATCAATCAATAATGAATACATCAATGAGTGAATGTTTTCCATCGCTAATTGGAATCCGTAAAAGAATTTTGCTTCAGGATATTGTACCTCACGATAAAAATTTTCCGCTAAGTTTTCATTAACAATACCATCAGATGCTGCGAAAAATGATAATAAATTTTTAACAAAGTATTTTTCATTATCCGTTAGTTTTTCCCAATCACGAATATCATTTGTTAAATCTACCTCTTCTGCCGTCCAAAATGCTGCTTGATGTTGTTTATAAAATTCCCATATGTCATTATGTTCAATTGGGAATATGACGAATCTTGAGGGGTTTTCAATTAATATTTTTTCCATTTTATTTAATTATTTTTTAATTTTTTTGTTTTTCTTGTCTTTCTTGTCTTTTTTCTAACAATTCTGTTACTCTTTGTCTTTGTCTTTCTTCTTGTTTTTCTTCTAAACCTAAGAAAGTCATAGAACTCTCGGTGTCAATGTCTAACATTGCATTATCAAATTTACAATTTTCAAATATTACACCGTCATCTCCAACCCTTGATTTTGTAATTGCTATTGTCGCTAATTTCATCTCTTTCTGTTGAAGTGTTTTTGCAACCGTAATAATAACGTGACCAACTTGTGCCTTTTTAATTGACCCACCCATTTGATCAGTTGTTACAACCTCAGAAGAAATAGAACTTCTATTACCTTGTGTTGCAGTCCAACCAACTAAATTAAGTTCATGACACATAGCTTCAAACCCTCTCATAACAGAACCTTCGCTTTTCCATTCATCACCCAAATTTTTTTCAGGAACAACACAGTCAATATAATCTAATAATACCATATCAATCTTTGTTCCTTCAGCAACCATTTTTCTAATTTGATTTTTAATTTGTAAAATAGTTACAGTGTCAGAAGGTAATTTATTCATTATTAACTTATTTGGCATTGACTCTTCGATAGTTTTAACTTTTTCTATTACCTCATCCCTTTTTTCAGATAATTCGTCAGGATGAATTTTTGTCCAAAGAGTAAAATGTTTTCTTTGAATTACCTTTGGGTTATCTTCAAAAAAGATCTGAAGTACGTTGTTTCCTAAGTTAAATGCGTGGTTAGCAATTTTAGTTAAGATTGTAGATTTACCCACTCCTGTTGGAGCTAAAATAACTCCAATTTCACCTCTAGCTAAACCACCTTTTAATAGTTTATCGATACCTGGAATTCCCATTGGTATTGGATGTCTATAATCATCATCAAGTACTTGATAAATATTAGAAAAAACATCCATAGCATTAGTATTTTTTTCTCCTACTTGTAATGCTCCTCTAACTAACTCTTCAAGAGTGTCATAATTTTCAAATTCACCTCCATCAATTATTTTTTGAGCTTTAGTCATGACTTTTTGAAGTTCTTGTTGTTTACAGAATTTCAAAGCCTTTTCTTGTACAAAATTAACACCGTCAATAGGTGAATCCTTAATTTTCTTAATTGTGTCCAAAACTATTTTAGACGCAATTTCTTGTTGTAATTCAGATTTAGTAATCTGTTCTAATGTTTCAAATGATGGGGTATGTTCGTATTTTACATAATACTCCTTAATCATTTGAACAATTATTTTAAAGTATTTATTTTCAAAATAATTGTTTTCTATTACATCAATAATTGACTGTGAAAAGTCTTTATCTAATATGATTTGGTTTAATAATTGTAGTTGAAATACATTACCTAAGTACTCAAAGTTTTTGTTTGTCGCCATGTTTTTTTGTTTTGTTAGTAATGATAAATACTATTGGTTTTGATTAAAATTCGGGTAATAATAATTAAAATTTTTACCTGAAAAAATGTCAGTAAGATCGTTAAGTACACTTTTTAATTGTGGTCGTAGATCTACTGTATACCTTATTTTTGGCGGGTAATGTTTTGCGTTAAATGTTCTCTGACATATTGTCATATCACCAATTTTAACATAAACATTAAAATTTTCAGGTCCATCAGTAATTGATGTGTTTAACATATCAGGATTTACACCTATTTCGTATTGGTTATCTAACATATAGATAACACTCCTCATTTTTAAATTATTTTTTAATTTATCCGTAAATAAACGAAAATAATCATAAAATTCAACTGATTTGTGAGAGTTTTTGTTTAAACCTTTCACATTAAAAAATCTTTGTACGACAATATTGTCATTACACATTAATAAAAATTCTACTTTTGTTACATCTTGATCTTTCATACTTTTTTTTTAATTTTTGTTTCTAAATTTTGTTTTTTCTTTTCTTGATAATTTTAAAAATGGTTTTAAAAAATTAATCCATGCATCATCTCCTTTTGGGAGGTACTTGAAGAACCCGTCGGTCATCATCATTCTAATTAGGTTTCTATGTCCTCTTCCATCAGGATCCATTGACTCAGAGTAATATTCTCTAACCATTTTTTTACCATCTTCATCAATTAAAGGTTCTGATAAATCTACGATTTTTTTATTGATTCTAAAAAAATCATCACCCATAATACCTTCTTTTGTTTTTCCAATGATTAAATTTCCTAAAACAACATTTTTTTGTTGTTCTTTTAATAGTTGTTCACCTTTTGTTAAAATATCGGTTAAATATATCTTTGAATCAAGTATTTCAGGAAAAAATTTAATTAAAGTTTTCTCACCCATTAAACTTATTCCATCAATATTATCCGAAGTATCACCAGCAAGGATCTTAAATGTCATAACATTATAATGAGGAATCGAACAATTTTTAAATTTAATGTTGTCACCAAATTTATAATACGACTTTAAGTTTGGTGAATAAATTAATACCTTTTCTGAAATTAATTGAGTTAAGTCTTTATCACTTGAGAATATCGTTTTCTCTTCATCTAAAGAGATTTGACAGTAATACGCAATAAGATCATCGGCTTCCGAATTTTCAATCTCTAATTGTCTAATAAACATCTCTTCAAGATATTGTTTAACTCTTGTTTTTTGTTTGTTAAATGAATCTGTCTTCTCCACATCATTAGGAGAAGATTTACGATTCATCTTATATTTTGGATATATTAATTTTCTTTGAGATGAGTTTGTGTCACTATCCCAAAAGACCATAACTTTATTAAAATTGGTTTCTTCTAAGAATTTACGAATTGTGTTAATAAAATGCCAAGTTCCACCAATGTGTTCCCCATTATTATAAAAATCTTTAACTCCGTGAAATCCTATTTTTAATAAATTGTTACCATCAACAATTAATGTTTTGACCATTTAAATTTTTTAAGTCGTTTGAAAATACTTTTTACTCGTCAGAGTCATCATCAGATTCGGCTAAAGAATAATCTGAATATCCTAATTTTGTTTCCCAATAATCAGAATAGTCTTTCTTATAATTATCCAAAGATTCTTTTGTGTCTGCAATATAACCTTGTGGTACTGCAATTATCTTACCATCTTTATACCCAATACCATTAACGTGATTCTTTAATATCGAAATCTTAGTTCTAATTGCAAAAGACACTTTTCTACCATTCTTAGTTGCGTCAATGTGACTAATACCTGCCTTTTTCTGATTACCAAATAAAAACACTAATGATGATGCCAACCATACCGCTTCACCACCTTTGGCCTTGATTTCAGGTTGTCCAAATGGATTATCAGGAAGTAACACCCAAGGTTGATTTAAGATCACTAAAGTATTGTAATATGGGTAGTCTTCTTTTTTAGATTTTGAGATTCTTGAATGAATTCCCATACCAATTTTATCCGCTAATACTTTTGCGTTGTGCATTCCACCACCTTTACCATCAAAAGTCATCTGACAAGGTATACTTCCAATACTGTCCCACAAAAATAATAAACTATAAGGAATATCTCCCTTTTCTTGAGCGTCAAGAATGTTATTAATAAATTCAGTTGCTTGTTCAATTACATCAAATGAATCGTTAAAAATAAACATACCATCATACTCACCAAGTTCGTTTTTTTCCGCCTGTAATCCCAATTCAATAGCATGTTCCCAAGACCATTTTTTCTCAGTAATAATAAGAATAGGTAAATGACCTTTTTTCTGAGCGTCAGCTGCTGCAAGGATCATTGCCGTTGTTTTTGAGGTATTTGAATGTCCTAAAAACATATTTATACCACCCATAATAGGGCCAGGTAATCCACATGATCCCATAAAAGCTTCTCCACAATTATAGAAACTTTCTGGTTTGTATTTTGTTTTTGTCGAATATTTACCTTTAATTGTTTCTAAAGATATTTCTCTTTTTCTTATCGCCATTTTATTATAAAATTTCTGAATTATATTTACGAATTTTTTCTAATGACTCAAGTTTATCTTGTGCGTTTGCGAATTTTTCAACTAACTTATCCATTTCTTCTAAATGTTGTGGATGTTCACCAATACCAACAGATGAAGTTAAATAAACTAATAACGTCGCTTCTGATTCTGCCATTTCACTGCGATATTTTAAGGACAATGCCTCATACATTTTTTCTGCTATTTTACTCATTTTTTTTGATTTTTTTTGATTTTAAAAAATATGGACACTCAGTATTTCCAAGTGCCCATGTCGAACTTTAATTAGAATGGTAATTCCTCATCAACGTTATTATTTGTTTGAGGGTCTTCAACTTGATTAATTGATTTTGATCCACCCAAAGAAATTTCAGATACACTACTGTTGGAATAAATGTATTTTCCCGCATCAGTATCCCATCTTGGGGTTTCTCCTTTAGCAATTGATTCAAGATACTCAACAGGTTTTTTGGAATATACATCCTCCCAAGTTAACTCATTATTAATCCAATCATTAGATGTATCAGTATCAGTATGTGTTGGTGATGGATCATCATACATAACCGTTTGAATTACGGTATATGTTGCTCCTTTTGGAGTCTTTGCCTTTGTAAGTTCAAGGATTAAGTCACGACCATTATCAGAGTCGGTAACATCACCTTTTGCCTTCCAAATTGGAATAATTTTATCAAGTATTCCTTCTTGTTTGTAATTGTGTTTAAATCTCCAAAATTTAACACCGTCTGATTCGTTATCACGATCAATTACTTTAACAATATAAAACTTACGTGATTTGTATTGTGTTGCTAATTGTTTGTCGGATTCACGACCTGTTGAAATCAACTCTTCATAAACCTCATTTAAAGGTGAACGTTCGTTGTCATTTTTTCCTGGATCATAGAACTTTTGCCATTTACCATCAACATTAATTTCGTGGAACCATACCTCTTTAAAAGGTGATGACCCATCTGTTGTAGGTAAAATACGGATTATTCTCTGACCTTGTTTTTCGGTATCCTTAAGGATTGCTGCGAAATACTTTTTCATTCTTTCTTCTTGTGTAAATTTTGAAGTGGAAGAAGAACCACTTTGTTTTGAACTCTCATACTGAGCCAAAACCGCATCAAAGGAATTGTTTGTCGCCATTGTTTGTATATTTTTTAAAAGTTTATAATAGAAAGTATAAGTTAAATAAAAATAGTAGTCAATAAGGTAAGTAAAAATATATAGAGATTTTTATTAAATAATTAATATATTACATCATTTCATCTTGGTCTTCGTAGTCATTAAAACTACCTTTAATTTCATTTGGGGAAAATTCTTCAACATCATTAGTTGTTAAAACATATTCATTTTTTCCAGATTTTTCCATTTCTCCCATTTTGTCATCAAAAAAATCACTTAATTTTTGATTAAAAGGTCCAGAATCTAAACTTCTTAATTCTAATTTTTCTTCAGGAGTTTTTGGTCTTATTTTTTCAATTTTTGATTCCAAACTATTTACCGTATTAACTAAATTATCCATTTCACCTAATTTAGTCTCAAGAGTATTTAATTGATTAAATAAATTATTAAAATATTCTTCTTGTTTGTCAGCAAATGTTTTTTGTGTGTTAATTAAATCGGTAATATCAAGTTCTTCGGTTTCATTTCCAACTTCTTCCACATCAGGATCATTTTTAATATCAACTGGTTGAGGTGTTGGTTC